GAAGTATATGTATTTACTCCATTGGATCCGACACCACCATTTTTTCCAGAACCAGCAACTACTCCACCTGACCCTCCAGTAGATAAACTACCACGGCTTCCATTTGCTGAATTTATCGAAACTCCAGTACCTGACCATGTATATCCAAATGTAGATCCTCCCCCGAATCCACCTCCATTTTTTCCTCCAATTCCTGCTCCTGTACCACCACTTAAAGATATTCCAAGAAAACTAGTTGTTCCACCACTGGTTCCTGCAGTAGTAGTCAACGCAGCATTAGCAGCAATATTTTCACCACCACCACTAGCACCATACATCTTAAAGTATAAACTATAGATATAAGGATCTATAGTAAAAGTACTTGAGACACTGATATTTGTAGTAGCAGCATTAGAACTTACATTAAATTCTTCATCAATACTGATAGGAGCACTATTTGATTCTATAGAATAAACTTCAGGTTCAATAGGCAAAGAATTTCCACTAACCGAACTTCCCTGAATATATGGGGGAGATCCAATTTGTCTAATATTAGTCCAGTCATCATCTTGATTACGATCAACCTGAATAGGATAATTTGATTTAACTTCTACTTTAATATCAACATCATCAATTAAAATCAAATCAGATAAAACTTCCACCTCTGGTGAAACAACTGGTGTTTGATCTTTTATTAAATCTTCACTCTCAGGAATGTTTAAATTTTCAGGAGTGTCATCAATAATAATTGGAATAGTAGCTACTTGTTCTTGGAAGTTGCCCAATTTACCAGTTGCTCTAATTACATATGTGACACTCAGTGGTCCCCTATCATTATAAGGTATTGTCGTAGTATACCCTGTAGTGGATTGAGTTCCACCAATTTCAGCACTGTCATTAACAGGTAAATTAACCACAGAACCCGCAGATGATCCAACAAAATCATAATTGTATGTTGGTGCTATAGTTATAGAGTTTGTAGCATATTTTGTAGTGACATTAATAGTTCCCTGGTTGCCATATACTAAATTGGTCGGGGGATCTATCGATAATTGTACTGGTTGATAAACAACAACGGTCACGCTACCTGTATCTGTCCCACCAACACCAGAAACTCTACCAGTGTATATTGTAGTATCTGATGGAGATACATTTGAATTACTATTCAAATTTCCATTAGTAAGACCACCAGACAACCACGTTAAGGTAGGAGTCCAATTTAATCCGCCACCATCACCACTAACAGTCCAAGAAATATTAGCTGTTTCACCAAGCATCATTTCCGTCTTATTCGTGGAAATGTTAAAAATAGGAGGAATGTAAACAGTTAAAGTTTTTGTGACTGAATTACTGGTAATACCATAATAACTTGCGGTTAGAGTGCGACTAATGGTATTATTAGGACTATAATTTAAACTACCAGATGTTCCAACACTACCTTGACCAGTTAAAGTTCTAGATGTAGAATTACTGACAGACCAAGATAGTGCAGATGTTTCTCCCCTCTTAATAGCAGTAGGATTAAAATTTAAAGTAATACCTGGTGTAGGATATGTACAAGTTCCATTATCAAGATCTGCGCTTGGATTGTAGTTTGTAGCGCGAGGGTCTGTACATCCAGGAATAGGCGGGGGTGGAATAAATCCAACCCAATCTATGGCAATACCCCAAGGTCCACCACCACTGTTAATAGATGTAGCACTAAGAGTATATGTACCTGGACCATAATAATTTGATGTAGTGACTAAACTTTGTCCCCTAAAACCACCCATTCCCATTTCATAGTTGCCATTAATATAAATCGCTCCACTATCATCTACGTTAGCATAGAATCGTTGTCTGCCATAATTTGAAAAAGTAATAGTCCAAGAAAATGTTCTATTGGTTCCAGGAGTACCACTAGCATCCCTGCCCCCAATATTATAATTGTTCATGAAACTTGACCAATTTGGTTCATAAAATTGGTTAGTATAACCCGCAGTATTAGGAGATCTACTTGTGAAACTAGAATCTTGGGTCATTTTTAAAACTTAATGATGTATTCTACAAGAATAAAAGGTGTGACTAACTGATCTAATTTTTCGTCATTACTGACATCAACATCAACTGTAGCAAGTACTCCTGACATATCAATATCTTTTTGTGGATATGAATAAGTAAAATTACTAGTATATGCTATTGGTTTTTCAACTCTATGGTCATGAATAGATTCTCTACCAGACTCAAAAGTAAAATCAGTTTGATTGCCAGCACCGCTATTTCCTAATCTTAGAGCATTATCTTTACCACCTTCTCCGCCTACTTGATGACTAGTACTATAGTTTAGATATGTTTGATTTGCCCTATGAAGATGCCCCTGAAAATTTTCAATATTTAATTCAGTTTCAGAAGTATTTCGGTCTAATCTATATCTAGGATTGCCTAGCATGTTAAGTGTTCCACTAGCGGTAATACGAGCAGATCCTATATAATTTGAACTAATTTGACTACCAAAATTACTAATAACTTCAATTTGTGGTCCAACTCTATTTGTTGTAGCAGCATTTAAATCTTCTCTATCCACAAAATCATTATTATATGCTCCAGTTCCTCTACCACCAATAATTACCTTAGATCCCAAATCAGGCAACTGAAACTGCCCCAAATCATTAATACTAGGATCAGCGTTTCTAACCTGTGAAATTTCTCTTTTAAATCTACACTGATCTCCAACACCAACGACTCTAGATAATGCCAGAAAATCTTTTGCCAATAAGACAGATCCATCACACTTCAAATACCCCGCCGGAATATTGTCTTTAAATTGAGCAGTGGTGGGGTCGTTAGATGAAGAAATTGCGGGAGTAGTATGTACTAATATGCTGCCAACACATCCTCCATATTTTGATCTTTCGTATGTGTAATTTGCCATTTTAGTATGCTCTGATGATGTATATACATGTCATAGACGGTTGACTAGTGTTCATACTAATCTGTAGTGCTGCAACATTTGAAGCATTATCTAGATTGGTAGTAGCAGGAATATTAACATCAGCAACCAATGTAGATTGCGGTTTTAAACTATTTTGATCGAATACAACTGTAATTGGTTCATGATCATGAGCATCAACATTTGATTGTGCGCCACCACCAGTATCGGTAATAAAACTAGATCCAGGATTACTTAATAATGTGCCATAGTTTCCAGCAGCCGGTACATCTTCATAATAATTAGTAAATCCTGAAGGAATATTAGTATTACCACCACCAGAAGCAAAGGGAACTACATTAGCTCCACTGCCTCCTAAAACAGGATAATCAAAATTTACAGCTTGGGCAAGAGAAGTAAAAGTAAGTCTTTGCGGTGATAAGTTAATAGGTGGATTTTCACTACTACATCTCATAACAGTTCTTCCTGGGTCTCCACTGCCAAATCCACTAAAACCTGAAACAGATCCCCAAGAAAACCCATCAGATATAGAAACTAAATCAACATTATCTTTTTTAAATCCTTCAAATCCAAGACGAACAGAGTCAACAACACCATCATCAAATCTACTACCAAAGAAAGATGGTGCTTCATCGATAGCAGCATAATTAAATGTTCCCGTTATATTATCATATGGTATAACACCCAATCCAGGTCTTCGATTTGTCGCTGTTCCAGCACTACCTAAACCTCCAGCTATAGTTTCATAAATTCCACTATGACCATGTGCTCTAACATGAGTATGTCCTAATTTTCTGCCACCAATAAATATAGATTTTTCACCTTCACCATCTATAATACTATTACCCCTAACGTTTCCAGAATATCCAGTTCTCTCATTTAATGTAAAAACTACATCAGTATATACATTATTCCAAGCAGCATTCACTCCGTTATCAGTATTTTGTCCAATATATGGAGAAATTAAATTGCCAGCATCAGGATCACTATCTCTGTCAGAAGTTAATACTCCAAAATAAGATTGTTCAATGTCCATCAACATTTTACCACCAACCAAATTAGGTAGTGTAAAATTGCCAGTATATGCCGGAAATCCTCCTCCTAAATTAGTAGTTCCAGAATTATAAGTATCCCCAATTGCTTGCACAAGTAGAGGATACTCATTTGCTGGTGGTTGAGTACCATCACAGATAATCCAACCTTTTGGTATGTTACTGACAGGTCCAGACCATGGCATGATGGTGCCAATAACGGCACCTTTCATGGTTCTTGTTTCTTGATAGAAAGGCATTTTCTTATACGTCCATTAAGTACCAACCCGCAAGGGATGAAGGCACACCAGGTTGACCACCAGGCGCAGATGTTGCAGCATAAACTAATCCGAACGAAGCATTTGGTGTTTGTACAACTAGTTCACCACCATTATAACCAGCAAAGTTGGAAGGTGCCACACCAGACAATACCGATATTCCGGTATTTGTTATTTCACCTTGAACTTCTACGTTATCGGGTGCTCTAATGACCATCGTTTGGTTATATGTGAGACTACCACTTATATCTATAATGCGAATCATATCGCCCATTTGAGCATTGCCTGGTAGTCTGACTAATGTATTTCCATTACAGTTAATAAAGTAATTTACATTAGCTGCTACATCTACCGTGGTATCAGCAGAATATAACCACTTTCGACCACCAGTGCTAGTAATATAATTTTCAATTTGGGCAACTTTCAATGATCCATTATCAGAAACTTGGAAGATGCTATTGCCATCTGTGTTTGTAATTTCAAACTTAGAATCAATTGCTCCTCTTCCAACCCCTTCCTGGAACTCAAGGTTAATTCCACCATCAATATCAAGTGATCCACCAAATGTAGATACTCCTGTTCCTAAAGCAGAGAACGAACCATATACAGTGAAGTCTCCAGAAGAGTTATCAAATGTCAAGCGTGGAGTAGTGCCATCAGTTCCAAAGAAGTTCATATCACCACCGTTGATCGTTAGATCGCCAGTTGCAGTATCAACTTGTAAAGTTGTTCTAGCAGGAACACCACCAGCACCACCATCAGTAATGGTGAAGAACTGCTGATTTAGAATTGTAGAACCATTAATAGTAAGAGTATTTTCTGTAGTTAGAGTTCCAGCAACAGTAGTGTTTCCAGTAACACTATCGATAGTAAACTTATTAAATCCAACACCAACTCCAACATCACCTAAAATAATAGTATCTCCAGTTGTAGATTCTACTCTGAATACGTCAACCGCAGGATCTCCACCATCATTAACAATTAGAGATTGTGGAGAGGTTGAAACTAAACTTTCAATAGCAACAAATTCTGATTGCGACAATCTGATAAGATCAGCAGTAGTTAAAGTACCACCAAATTCAGCAATACCAATTCTTACATTACCAGATCCACTTCCAATACCAGATAATGGTTCGTCTAGTTGATCATCATTATTAAGATCAGAACCAGTAATATAGGAAGCATTTGCCTGCTTATCAAGTTTAGCAATAGTACAACCATCAGGATGATTAGTGCTAAGAGATGTTCCTTCTTGTCCTCTACTAACAATTAATCTGTATCCATTAATATCAGATGGATTAGCAACGTTAGCAATACCAGTGATACGAACAATTTCACTTTGAGATTCATCTCTCAATCCAGTTACGATATTTGCTCCACTGCCAACACTATCAGGAGAGAAAGCATTACCTCTATCAATTAAGAGCAAATCGCCAACTTGGAAGTCAGTAATAGAAGGAGTGGTAATTGGTAGATAGTAGTTATTACCAACAGAGTTAACTCCATTTACTTGGAAAGTAAGGTCTCCACCACCGCCACCGCCTAACTGAGAGTCGGTAATGGTGATATTTTCATCGTTAGAATATCCTTCACCAGGACTTTCAATTGTGATGTCAATAGTGAAATCAAATCTAACAAGAACTGTGAAACTTGCTCCAATACCAGCACCATCAGAAGTGCCCTCAAGGAAGTTATAAGTTCCAGGTGTTCTACTTGTAGATCCATTATTAACAATGTTGTCAATAGCAGCAATTTGACCACCCGAAACTAAGAATGTATTTGATCCCCAAGAAGAAACACCTGCGGTATCAATTAATCTACCTGTAGTTTGATATTTGTAGAAGTCAATATTTGGATTATCGACGCCACCAACCTGGTGTCCAACAATAGTAGTTCCAAATCTACCTCTTACAATTTCAATAATACCAGCATTCAAACCACCGTCCAATCTGATATTACCTTCAACAATTGCTGAAGCAAGAACATTTAATGTGTTTCTAACAACGGTTGTTCCACCAGTAGAACCTAAAGTAAATGTGGTTGCGTTGGTAGCAAGATTAACTGTGTTAGTTTGATCTCCATCAAAGAGATTAACAACTCTTGTTTGTGTGAACAATCTAGAACTGCTAGTTCCAGCACCATATCCAGTACCAATCTCAAGATTGCCAGCAAGTCCAGTGTAGAATGTTTCAATCTTAACGGAAGAAGATGTATCTGCCTGTGTTGCCCATGCTCCACCCAAAGTGATGTTACATGTAGATGACACATCATTAGCAACAGTAGCAATATCTAATGTTGCTGACTGAGTATTTCTAAGAATCTTAAGAGTTCCATTTGTAGCAGACTCACCAACAAGTGCGGTGAAATTACCAGAAGAATTGCCTATGTTAATTGACTGATTAGCACTAGTGTTATTCAGTAGATTAAGAATCTGACCTTCACCAGCCCAGTTTAGAATATTAGCATTTTGATTGACGAAGTTGAATGCATTGTTTGTAGTTGTGATATCACCATCGTTAACTTCAAGATCGCCAGTAATCTCCAGATTCTCATGAATTCTAGCATCACCAATGACAACAAATGTCTTATCAAGACTCTTATATGGGTTGACTACATCATTGACGGCAGTGTTAATACCAACTCTACCATTATTGGTAGTCATCACTCTAAATGTAGCATTATCACTAGGATTGTCACTATCACCACCAACTAAGAAAGCATCATCCTGATTAGTTTCAGTCTTGACGATAGACGACTCAGTTAAGTAAGAATTAATTGTCTTACCACTAATAAATGTTGTTCCAACAATGTCTAGGTTAGCTCTTGGTAGAACTTGATCGGAACTAAATGCATCTAAACAATCACTATGAGCAGATCTAGCAACAGTATTAATACCTAATTTATAATCACCAATAGTTTCTGTGCTAGCACGTAATACTTCAGCACCAACTAATCCATATTCTTTCCAACTAGAATTAGAGAAGTCAACTGCTGGTACTGGTACACCAGGAGAAACATCAGTAATACCACCAGCACCTCTCCAAGAAACAGTTGCGATATTAATATTATCATAAATTTGGAAATGTACGTAGTTATTGGTAGAATTAAACGCATCTCCATTAGGACTAAAGACTGTCCAAGTAGAGTTAAATCTAGAATCTGGATAATCTCTAAATCTAATTTGTGATTCGTTAGTAATTCCAATACCAGCATTGCTGACATCTACACCAAACTCATCTTTAAAGGTAAGTTTAATCAGATTTGTACCATCAAACTCAATAGTAAAGATATTATTAGTAGGAATCTGCGCGAAGTAGTTTGCATAAACCCAACCCAGAGAACCAGTTCTTCCAATCTGCTTTCCTTTGAGGAGAATATCACCAGGTTTAGCAGCAACACCACTATAATCTACGAATTGAGAAGAGAGTAATCTACTGCCGCCAGACGCAATTGTAGCAGAGTTGTTTGGTGTGATATTAGAAGGAACACCAGAAGTAATATGAGTTTGAATTTGATACTTCTGACCCATTCCTCTAGAATTAAATCCAAATACAGCAGCATCAACTCTATTCTTACTAATTCTAACATCACCAGAATTTGGTGGTTGGAAATTAGTTCTATCTAAAGTCTCATCTTGCTCATCTAAAGTAACAGGATCTATACTAGATACGTTGGAACGAACTGTGAAAGAATCTCTTACTTCAGTTAAGTCATTGTCCTGAACCGAAACGATCAGAGGAGACTGGAATACGTTTTGCTGTGAACCATCACCACCAACAACTGTAATGTTCTGATTGAACGTTACAGGAGTATCGAATGATGTAACCAAATTACCAATATCCTCATTGTCATCCTCACTATCTGCAAGAACTGCTCTTTCTAAGAATGTCTCTTCACCGGTAATAGCATTAATCTTACGATTACCAATGTAAAGATCACCGTTAGAGTTTAGACCCGTGTAGAAGACAATACCAGCGTCTTGTTTCTTACTTTGGGCGTAGAAGTCCTCAGTAGGTGTTAAGACGATCTCCTGACGCGCAGGAAGACCTGTAGAGTAGTTTCCTGGACCGAATCCAAGATACTCAAACGTGTGATTACCAGCACGAGCAATAGA